GTCCGCCCACATGGCCTCTATCATGCGCAGCTGGCGCGCCGAGGCCATGCCCTTGCGGCCGTCCAACTGCTGGTACTTGCGGTAAGAGCGGCTCCACTTCCCCATGCTCACAGCCACGTTCGTCATCTCGCTTATGAGCTGGTCCGCCTGCGCCTCGGTGAGCTGCTTACTGCTGAACACGTGGTACTGTTCCAGGGCGGCGCGGTATTGCATGTCCGTCAGGTCCATGGCACCTTTCAGGGTGTGGATGCGCTTGATCTGCGCAAAGGTTATTTCGCCTGGCATAAGTCCGCTCCTATCTTACAGTCGGGGCATGCCCAAAGCAGCTTTCGGTGTTCCTGCTTAAGACCATGCCATCCGCTTTTATTAACCTTGTCCTTCAACTCCTGGCAGACTTCCGGCAGCATTAACACTTTAAGCTCGGGACAGATAAATGTTCCAGCTGCCGCCACTTTAGCCGCAATACGAAGTCCGCTATATTTGGTTTTTCCGTTGAAAATTCCGGATACAGTGCTGGGATCGATATTAAAAATACGCGCAGTTTTCCTAACTCCGTTTTGTTCAGCGTATTTCTTTACCAAGGCAACAGCATTTTCCGGGGTCATTTAATCACCCCGTTGATTTCCGCAGGGAGGTTAGGTCCGGGATCTTTGGCCAGCCGGTAATGAGGCAGCCGGCCGCGCACCGTAGTGCGGGTAACAGCGTCGCGCACTACGTATCCGTTGCGGACCAGAGCGCGGCAGAAGTTTATGGTCTCCTGCCTCTCACTGCAGGCCATGAAGATCAGGTCGGTGGTGGTGAAGTTCCTTAGAGTGCGCGCCGCGCGCCAGAGACGTTCCACAGTGGGGAGGACGGTGTTGGCCATTATTTACGTCCCTCCAGGTGCGCCGCGGTGATCTCTTTAAGGCTGTTCGCCTGGGCAAGGTTCTCGGCCTTGTACAGCCAATTCATCACCTGGCGGAAGCGCGGCGTGTTTTTGTGGATGAAGGCGGCGGCGTCGTCGGATATCTTCACTTCGCAGTTCTGCGCGGCCACGTTCTTTACGTCGTTCAGCGTCAGCTCCTTAAACTTCACTACCTCGGCGAAGCGGTCGAACAGGTGGCGGTAGCGCGCTACCTTCTTGTCCAGCAGCTCCATGCCGATTATGCAGAACGCCGCGGCGGTGGTGTCGTGCAGGTCGCGCAGCGTCTCCATGGCGCGGGGATCGTGCAGCAGATAGTCGGCTTCGTCTATGATGATCAGGCGCGGGTTCTTATCCAGCTGCTCCTTGGCCTGGCCGAACAGGGCGGAGGCGCGGTACATGGGCTGCTCTCCGAGCTCCCTCACCAGGTCCTCCAGCATCCAGCGGGGGCTGATCAGCGCCTTGGCGCGGATATAGACCACGCCGGGGTTGTTTATCTGGTAGCGCATGGCGGCTTCGGTTTTACCGAGACCGGGATCACCCAGCACCATCATCATGCGGTTGGCTTTCTTGTTCTGCGTGTGAATGTGTCCGAAGGCGGACATCAGGTTCTTCACGTTCTGCGTTATTACGTAGTTGGTCTTCATTTTAGTTCTCCTGTGCGGTTTTATGAGTTGTACGACTTATATAACAAGCGGTACTCGGTCGTTTTTTCGTAGTCGGCCATAAACGTCTTATCCTCGGCGGCGGCGGCTCCGTGCTTAAGCAGCCAGTCGTAGCGCTCGTACATATCCATGAACAGCGGGCGCTCCCCGTCTTTGGGTTTGGCGGCCTCTATGTTCACGGCGGTAGCCGGGATCTGCGGGGCAGGGACCGGCCTGGGCGGCGCCGGCACGGCCGGCACCGAGCTCCAGCCGATCTCCTGTACCGGGGCAAGGCGCTCCAGGGAGCTTTCCCTGGTGCCGGCTATAAGCTTATGCTGCGCGCGCTGCGCCATGGCCAGGGCGGTTTTGTCCTGTGCGTCGCCGAACAGCGTAGCCATGGGGTGCATCTTCTCCACGCGGGGCGCCTCGCAGATGAACTTACCCTTAAGGTCGTAGATCTTAACCTTGGTCAGGTCGGAGAGGCTGTACTTCACCACCACTTCCGAGATCATGCCGTAGAGCGCTTCGTTGTAATATTCCTGGCCGAACAGGCGGACGCCGTTGCGTCCCAGGCGGGTGATGTTCATGCTGAGCATCAGGTCGTCCAGGATGGCGGGGTCAACTCCGGGGCCGCGGCCGGATTCAAAAACTTCCTTCCGGGTCTTGCCTTTCACGTAAGGGTTGGGCAGGGAGCCGGCGTAGTCCAGCCAGATGCCGATGTATTCTTTAATCTCGTCGAGGTTGAAGACGTAGTTGTTGTGAATGGCGCGGTGGAACTTTTCATTGCGCATCATCCAGGCCGGCTTGTCCGCAATGCTGCTGCCGGTGTAGCTGGGGATCAGGCGCTCGAAGGTATCGCCGAAGTGCCGCCACCAGCCTTCTATAACCTTGGCGCGGGCGTTATACGGCTTGGCGAACACCGGCGCTATCCCCAGGCGGCCGAACAGGCCGTAGAAGCCGCAGTCTTCAAGGCTTTCCGTCGCGGTGAAGAACCTGCTGCGGAAAGAACTGCCGTTGTCCTGGTAGCAGACCTGGGGCATCTTGCCCAGGTTAAGGATGGAGTTGCGCAGCGCTGAGGCTATGCACTGGGTGTTCTCTTCGGGCATGATCTCGTAGCCGGCCACGTAGTAGCTCTTCCAGTCCAGGTAAGCCACCATGGTGCAGCGGGAAGGTTTGCCGGTGTAGGGATTCACCATCAGGAAGTTGAGGCGGTGTCCGTCGGAAACAAGTACCTGCCCTACTTCCAGCAGCGAAGAGTCGCGGCGGATGAACGGAGCCACTTTGTCCACCAGGGCTTTCTGGCCTTCGCGGGTGAAGGTCCACAGGTCGTTCTGGCGGGAGCGCAGCCAGCCGGCGTAGCGGCGGAAGGTTATGGGCGAGTGCGGCTGTACCCCGCGCCTGGTCAGCGCGTAGCGCACCAGGTTGGCTGCGGTGCCGATGGAGGTCTTGTTCGGGTTAAGCAGCAGTTTCTCGAACATGGACTTTTCTTCGGGGAGCAGCTCGGGGGCTTCGTTGGAGCCGCAGGTGTAGAGCGGCACCAGGCGCGTCCAGTCCATAGAGTTCTCCAGCGCGGCCTGCCAGCGGTACAGCGTCTTTATGGAAACTTCACCGAGCAGGTCATGCACCGGCTTAAAGGCCGCGCCGGTGTTGTAAGCCGAGATAAAGCCCTGGTCGCGCTGGGCCAGGGGCTGGGTGCCGTGGGCTGCGCGCCAGTTCTGCCAGTGCTGCAGCAGGTCCATCCGGGCGAGGGCCAGGTGCTTGGCCTTCTCGGGGATGCTGGCCGCGCAGACGGGCACCGGCAGGGTATTGCCCTCTGGGCTGGTTACGGAGAGCTTTGTGCGGATGTCGGCCGGCAGGTGCTCCAGCGTGTAAAGCTTGGCGCTGGCGTGGTTCACGGTCCCGGTCTCGGCATGGATCCAGTTCTCGCGCTGAGCGCGCTTGCGCAACAGCGAGACCGGCAACTGTGCCATACAACTTATTTGTTTTAGCGAGTACATAATTCCCCCGATAAACTTAGCTCTGTACGGTTTCGTACATGGTGCAGGCTGTCGCGGCCAGCGCGGGGCAGTCGGTTTCTTTGGCGGCCTGGATTATTTCCCAGAGCGCCTGCTGCCGGTCTTTGTTGAAGCCAGCGGCTTCCTGCACGGCGTTTTCTATGCCGGTACGGTGGATGCGAGAGACCAGTATCTGTGCGGTGATAGGGTCCATTATTTATCTCCTTTAAGCAGGCCTGCGGCGCGGTAGGCGTCGGCCAGGCTGCCGAATTTCTTATAGAACAGTTCAGCGGACGGGCCGTTCTTGGCGGCCAGGATCTCGCGGCGGCCGGGCAGGCGGCCCAGGCGTTTGGCCAGGCGGGTAAGCCAGACTATCATCTGGTCTTGGTCCCAGGCGGGCAGCGCGTCCTCGATTAAATATTCTTTATGAGACTGCACCTTGATCTCCACGATCTTAACGCCGTATTTCTTCTCGAACGCTTTGATGGTAGCGGCGGGGGTTTCTTTATCGGCAACAAAGCGGTGCCTGTTAGTAAGCCCCGCAAAATCGTTCTGTTTGAGATATAAGCGGTTGTGCAGTTGTACTGCGTAATGTTTATTTTCTTTTTTCATAATATCTTCCTTAATGTTTTTGCACTATGCGGCACTTCGGGCAGAAGTGGTGCAGCATTTTCAGCGTGGCGGCCAGACCGATCTGGCTGCGCGCCTCCGCTACCCAGGCATCTTTCTGTGACTGCGAGTCGAAAGTGAAGAACGCTCCCGTGGCCTCGTGGTAGATCGCCCACTGCCGGTGATGGTGAGGGCAGCGCTCTCCCCAGGCAAACAAGCCGGCTATCGGCTGAAGGTATTCTTTGCCTGGGAGACCGAGGTCCATGCCTAGGAGATTAAGGTTCATTGCGTTCTCCTTATATTAAGCGCGTTTTGTGCGGCGGCGCTTTCTTTTAGGCCAAAGCTGCGAAACAGATTTCCCGAGACGGGTCGCTATTTCGGTGCGAATCAAACTGCTGGTCCTTTTGTTAGCGATAACCTGGGAGACCGCTTCAGGTGATTTTTTAGTGGCCTCCGCAATCTCTTTCTGGCTGATGCCCTCTGTGACCAAAAGACCCTTGATAAAAAACCGATTTCTGTGTATGCTATGGATAGTTGACATAGTTAAGTAGTTGGCTCCTTTCGTATATTGTAGCCTAGCGGGCTACATCTGTCAAGTGTTATTTAGTCACTATGGCTACATTTTCGGAAAACGTTAAAATCTTACGACGAGAACTGGGATTAACCCAGGAGGCGTTTGCTGTTAAAATTAACGTTCATCGCGTGACCATGGCTAAATATGAGAAGGGAATTTTAAACCCATCTTTCGAGATCCTTGAAAATATTAGCGCCACGTATAAGGCAAACATCGGGTGGTTGGTTTCCGGAGCAGGACCAATGATGGCCACCACTACAGCCGGCGGTATGCGGTGCGGGGAGGCTCTTGGAACTTATAGTTTGCCGGTTGATGACGAACTGATGGAGATTGCAAAATATTTAAGAAGGAATGAGGCAGTAAGAAAACTTGTGCTTGCTATGGTTCGGGGAGCAGAAAAACCTAAAAAGTGACAGGGGGCGTTATGACACTGGACCTTAAGGGGAAGCAAAATATTAAAGAGATCCTGGCGATCTGCGCGGCCGCTGGCGTTGTTCTCGCTGTCCTGTTCTTCAACAAGGCAGCGCCCATAAAAGAATTCATTAATAAGCAGGACATCTCCGCGGCCGTACCGGTGCCGGATATCCTGGCTACATCCCAGGATCCTTATACCAGGATAGAAGGCCTGGTTCCTTTTGACATCACCCCCGAGCAGGCCAGGGCTACGCTTTTCTCCGTTATGAAAAACAACTGGGGGAAGATCCACAACAAAAAGGATTTCCAGGTCTGCCTCAGCCCTGGCTTATCTTTCCAGGTGCTGGGAGTTTATGCCGCCGTGGCAAAGTATGAAAAAGGGAATTTAGAAATAACCACCGTGCCCACCGATAAGCAGCTCCTAGAGTACAACAAGGCCAGCACGGCGGCGTCAGCACTACAGCGGCCGGATAAGAAAACCTTCGAGCGCTGGGTTGCTGTTAAGGAGCGCCTGGAGGCCGCTAAGGAAAAATCGAATTATCAGGCGTCCGATAAAGAACTGCTCCCGCACGTAGCCGCGGCTACGGGCCTTTCTGCTAACGAGGTGAAAAATAATTTAAGCCGGCTCTCGGCTTACTACCGCCCGCCCTTTGGGTATCAGCAGGAATTTATTTCTGTAGAATAGTTCCCCCGACGGCGCATAACTATGAAGTGGCAACTAAAAGAAACCAGGGACTGGGTAGCGGTATTATCTCCGATTCTTATAGCTGCGATAGCAGGCATCTATGAACTTTGGAAGCATTACGGCGGCAAGAGCGCCCCAGCCAAAACAGAAAATACCCCACTGGGCAAAGCTGAGAGTCCCAAGATCGATTGTAAACTTCATAATAACCTCCTATGGATTAGGGGTGAGAAAACCCCTTACTGTCCCCGCTGCCATGACGCCGACGGGAAATTTATGCATCTTCGCTATATGGAAACCAGCGCGTTTTCTTCTACGCCTAAATATTTTTGTGATGCTACGGGCTGCAAATTTTACGCCGCAGCTTCAGCTCCGCCGCGGTGGCGAAATAAAAAAGTTTAATTCTTCTAAAGTCCTTTACAAGTAATCCTCCGCCGGCAGTAGTACCGGCGGAGGCTGCTTTAAATTGTCAATGAACATAACGCCCGGCGGCGAACCGCCGGGGATCTATTACTTCTTCAGCTCTGTGGCCGCGCATCCCTGCGTCCAACAGGCAAAGCGGAAGCGCTTCGGCTGGCCGGGGACATGCACGGTCTCGGCGTGCTTGGGCTGGCCGCACTCGCGGCAGATGGGCGTCTTCAGTCTGCGCGCCAGAGCGCGCCGTGTGCGGGAAAGTGATTTTTGTTTCATTCTGATAATTAAGCCTTGCAGGTTTCTTTAGGATCCCCGGCCGGGCTTTACAGCATCCAGTAGTTACCGTGCGCCTTCTGCGCGTCGCGGTGTACTACGCTGCTGCGTCTCTCGGTCTGCCTGCCGTAGTCGTCCGTCTTCTTCTCGTCGTGCGAAACAAAGACCAGGTTGATGCCCGGCTCCTTGTCCGCCCCGTACTCTCCGGGCCATACGGCGGTGACTATCGCCGCGTGGCTGATGCCGCGCTCGTCCACGTACGTTACTGCTTTACCTGTTTGCATGACTTCCTCCTTCTACTTGTCCGCTAAGAAAAGGTTCGCTGCCTGCTCTATCTTCATGTTCTCCAGGTCAGTCAGCAGCAGCATGGGCCGCGCGGGGATCCTGGAGCCGGGGTGCTTAACGCTCTTAACCGGGTGCCTGGCTCCGGGCCAGTACAGGCCGCCGGCGTCGCGCGCGCGGATCACGTGGGGGCTGGTCTTGCCGCCGAACTGGTGGATGGCCGCGTACACCATGTTGCTGCCGGTCATGGCGTAGTTGCGGCCGTAGCGGCTTTGAAAAGAGCGCAGCAGGATGCCGCTTTTGATCAGCGTCTGCCCGCCGCTGGCCTTAGCCCTGGCCGAGGCCACCCACTTGGGGCGGCCGCCCGCGGCGAAGTTCTTTTTTACGGAGTTCAGCATTATGCCGGACACCGTGCGCATCAGCGGCGTGGCGTCGTGGAGCTGCGTCTGCAGCAGGTTCAGGCGCTTCTGCGCGCCGCCCACGTCTACGCCTATCCTGATCATGATCTGGCTTCCCAGAGATCCTGCAGAATGTTTCCCTGGCTGCGCGCCAGCTCAACTTCCTGCAGGGTGGCGCGGCGAAGCGCGGAAAGGTTGATAGAGCGGCCGGACTCCAGCAGCTGCAGCGTGGCCTCGTAGATGGAATTGCCGCGCTTGATGAAGGCCCTGGTCACGCCGCCTACCTGCAGCACCAGGGAGCCGGCCACGCGGCCGGAGAGCAGCCGTGGGAGGTACTCGTAGTCCGCGGCCTGCAGGCCGGGGTTGGCGGCCTTGTTCTTAAGCAGCGCCGCGTCGTTAAGCAGCACGGTCTGCGACTTCGCGCCGATAAGGTTCTTAAAGTCTTCGGCCAGCACGGCCACCGGGAACTGGCCGCCCAGCTTGCCGGCCAGGAACAGGCCGAAGCCCGGCCCGGTGACGGTGCCCTGCACGTAGTCCCTGGCTATGTCGTAGTCGTAGCTGTCCAGGTCAGGCTGGTAGGCGGCCTCGGCCGGGTTGTAGCCGCGGCCGACAGCCGCGGGGATCTCCGTGCCGGTAAGCGGGTCTTTGTAGACGGGCACCTTGCGCAGCTCGCCGGTGGCCCTGGAGACCAGCACCTCGCGCTCGCTCATGTGGCCGGCGGAGCTGCTCGGCTTCAGGCCTTCGTCCTTCAGTTCCTGCTCGCTCAGCGTGGTCATGTAGCAGCGGCAGCCCCAGTCCAGCTTGCCGGGGACGTGGGTTTTCCAGAACGGATCCGAAAGCGGGAAGATCTTCCCGTCCAGCGCCATGTGCGAGGGGCGGGTGCTTTTGTCGTGGACGGCGTGCCATTGGCCGTAGGGGCGGTCCGCGCTGTTCTCCTGGGCGGCGCGGAAGTCTCCGGTGACGTAGGCGTCGGCCAGATTCTCGCGGTAGATGGTGCGCAGGCGGCGCGGGCTGCCCAGCTGCACGTTCTTCTCTTCGCCGGTGAGCGGGTCCTGCATCTTCTGCACGCCCCACCAGCCCTTGGCTTTCAGCGTGGGCTCCAGGTTATCCCGGAACTGTCCGAGCGACTGGCCCTCAGCCAGGGACTTCTGCACGGCGCCGCGGATGTCCTGCAGCACGTCCATGCGCGCCACCTTGGCCACGGTGAAGGCCTTGGCGTGCGCCTGGGCCAGCATGTCGGACCAGCGGAAGGTGAGCTTGTAGCCCTTGGCCGTGAAGTATTCCACGGCCTTCTCGGGCGGCAGGCGCAGGGCGAAGGCTATGTCTATCGGTTCGGGCATATCAGCTCTTCTTCTGCAGGGTGGCCAGCATGTCCATTACGAAGTAGGCGCGCGTCAGCATTTCTTCCAGCGCGGAGTCGTCCATCTTAGGCCAGACGGCCGCCAGCTCGGACAGGACGGCGTTGGCGTCTTTGCCGGCGCGGATCAGTTCTATCACCGGCTTAAGCAGGCCGTCGGCCTGCGCCTGCAGCTCTTCCGGGCTGAGCGAGTCCACCGCGGCCGCTACGGCCTGCTCGGCTTTGGACGGGGGCAGCGCCGGCGCGGCCGGGGCCGCGGCTTTGCCGGCGAACGGAACGGCTGGCACGGCCTCGGCGCGCTGCGCCGGGGCAACCAGGGAGAAGTCTTCCGGCTTAAGGCCGTACTCGCGCTGGAAGTAGGAGGGCGTGAAGCGCACGCCGCAGTCGGTAAGCACCTTATCCCGCTCCGCCAGGTCAAGGTCCACGTCCTCGGGGGCGTACATGCTGAAAACGGGTTTGGGTTCTCCGGGAAAGTTAACATCGCAGATCCAGCCGATCAGGGTGTTAATGGTGTTCTCCACAATCTTCTTGTCCCCGTCAACGATGTCCCCGCGCACCTGCATATGCGTCTTGGCGGCGGCAAAGCTGCCTTTGTCCCCCACTTCGGTGGTGAGCGTCTGGCCGAGCAGGGCAACCGAGATCTCGCCTTTGCAGTAACTCAGGTAGCGCTCGTAAGCGTCCACGGAAGCGCCGGAGGCCGCGAAGTCTTTTATCTCCACGGAGGAATCGTCAGGGATTACAGCCACCGCGTCCTGCACCATGGACTCCAGCTTGTAAAGCAGGTCGTTGGTCTCCGTGTCGC